AGTCTTAACCTTGAACCTTGTGCCTGACTTACATCGCGTTCTGAAAAACCTTTCGGTTGTTTTTCAATAGTTTTATTACTTTGTGCTATTTCCATTAACACGTTTATTTGTTTCTGTTGATTTTCTATCATTTGTAGTAGTAATTCTGCATTATCAACTGTATTACTAGTAACACTAGGTGTACGTAATTGGTTAGGTCGTTTATTTCTGTTATTTCCACTAATTTTACTTGCAGCAAGATGTAACAATTTCATCGCATCTGATTGTCTGCTTGGATCTGTAGGGATTACAATTTCTGGATAACCCCCTTCAGCAAGTTGATACATTCCCGAGGTATTAATAACTCCGCCTGTAGCATAAGCAAAGTCACCAGCTCGTTTAAATGCGCTTCTCCAACTCCCCATAATAGGTACCCACTTACCTACAATGTAACGCATAGCAGATATAGCTTCGTCAGTTGGATTTAAGATGTTTCCGTGTCCTGGTTTAGCATATGCTCTAAAAGATGGTTCAATCATTTGGAACATACCTTTAGAAGGTATTCCGGCTCTAGCATTGCTATCCCAGTTATTAACTGCTCCCGCCTGGAAATTAGATTCACGTTTGGCAACTCTCATCATTTG